ACGGATATGAGCTATTTGAGGACTATGACATTACGATTGAGATGTTGCATAAAGGACTCAAGAACATTAGCTTTTACAAATGGGCCTTCAATACCAAGTTCGGAAACGAAGGAGGGGTAAAGCAATTCAGGTTTGATAGGATTAAGAATGACAGGAGTGTAAGCTATATGTGTGAGAAGTGGCCTGATGTAGTAGGATACTTTTTCTCTAACAATCACAAGTTGCCGGAGATTAAGGTTAATTGGAAAAAGGCATTCAATGATGTTAAATAACATACAATAAATAACTAAAATGTCAAAGTGGAGCAAAGAAACAAAAGAAGCGATGAAGGATAAGGTAAGAGCAATCCTTGTCAGAAAGCCGAGAATAAGCAAGTACGAGCTTGGTTCTCTTTTAAGTATCGCACCAGAGACAGCTTATTATCTAAAGGAGGACATTTTAAGGGAGGTAAGAGAGTCAGTATCAAAGGAGGTTATTTTAGAGGAGATAGGAAAGTTCCAACAGGAGATTGATGCTTTATGTTTAGAGGCATGGGATATTGTCACGAGGAATACAAGAGATATCAAAGTTGAGATTTACGATAAAGACGGAAAGCCTATGCTCAATGAAAAAAAAGAGCAGATGTACAGAATAGAAAGACAGATTATCAGCACAACAGCAAAGACAAGGGCCATGGACTTAATCGGAAAGTTAAGGAATATGATTTTAGAGGCCAAGTTTAATGCCGGATTGTTTAAGAAGGACTGGGGCAATTTAGGAATAGACAAAATCTTTGACGAAAAGTACCAAAAAATGAACGAAGCAATAGATGCAATTAAAAAATTAAGAGAAACAAAAGATGCCGATAACGGAGTTCAAAATAGAGAAGGAGAAGATGCACAAGCCGGACCTACCGGTCCTATCGGAGTATGAAAGAATAGTGATAAAGCAATTTGCTAATCACTTTATTGTTGATGACGAAAGGTTTGGCGAGATAATGACTGAAGGTCAGATGCATATATTTGCCGAGCTTGTATTTAGAAATCACAAAAGGGTACAGATTATTTGCAATACTCAATATGGAAAGAGTTTAACAGTAGCATTGGCTTGTCTGATTATTACTTGTATTCAGGGCAGAATGGTGTCAGTAGTAGCTCCGAGTGCAGAGAAGGCCAAGATCATAATGAGATATTTTATTGAGCATCTTGGCGATAACGAAATGTTTGAGAGGCAGTTAGACAAGGATACGAGGTTAGAAAGGTTAAGACAAGAAGGAAGTAAGGATAGAATTATTTTAAGGAATGGAGGAGGTATCTTTGTTGTTTCAGCAGAACAGAAGAACTACAAAAAGAGTTTCGCTTCAGCAATGGGTTTAGGAGCCGAGATTGTTATTATGGACGAGGCCTGTTTAATTCAGGACCAGACAGAAGCAACTATATTCAGAATGATTGTAGGAAAGAAGAAAGAGAGCTTTTATTGCAAGATTGGTAATCCTTGGTTCTCAACATATCCGTACTCTCATTTTTTAGAGAGTTGGAATAGTGGCAAGTATCACGATATTTATATTGACTACAAGGTAGCGATGAAGGAAGGAAGATTAAGAGAAGAAGATGTAGAGGAGGCAAGAGGTAAGCCGTTCTTTGGAGTTTTATTTGAGTGCGAGTTTCCGAGTGAGAATGAGATTGACCAACACGGATTTAGACAATTGATTTATAAGCAGTATGTCAGGTACGGAATTACCAAGGAGGCATTTAAGGAAATGGTTAAGAAGGAAATGCCATTGAAGAAGTACAAGCTAAAGTTAGGTTGCGATATTGGAGGAGGTGGAGATTTCAATGTGTATGTTTTAAGGTTTGGACAATTTGCTATTATTGCCGGATTTAACAAAAGTAATAACACAATGGTCAATGTTTCCGAGATAGAAAGATTACAAGCAGAATGGGGATTTGCTTGGGAAGATGTAAGCATTGACGATATCGGAATTGGTAGAGGAGTTGCCGATAGGTTGAAAGAGAAGGGGTACAGAATAAATGCTGTTGATGTTGGAGCAAAGTCAAGAAGTAGCGATACCTTCTTTAACCTCAAGGCAGAGCTTTACTGGTCATTGGGAGCATGGATAAGAGCAGAAAAGACAAGGTTAGAGCAGAATGATAACTGGGTACAGCTTTTATGGATTAGATATACAACAACATCAGAAAGGTTAGTGAAGATAGAGCCAAAGGCCGATCTCGTATCAAGGAGTGGTAAATCTCCGGACTACGCAGAAGCTCTTATGCTTACTTTCTATGAGAGACCTTTTATTGGAATAATTTAATTATGAAACAAATACCATTAACACAAGGCAAATATGCGATTGTAGATGATGAAGATTATCATTACCTTTCAAGATTTGAATGGTTTTCAGCTAGTGACGGAAAGGATTTTTATGCAAGAAGAAAGCATAGTCATTCTGGAAATGACCAATATTTAGGAATGGAAGCAATGATAATATCTCCAAAACCTTATTCAGTAATTATTCACAAAAATAAAGATACACTTGATTATAGAAAAGAAAACCTTACTTATGAAAGTTATTCTGTTAAAAGGCATCATGCAGATAAAATGTTAGGAAAAACAACATCAAAATACAAAGGAGTTTCTTTTAGGAAAACAGGACATCCAAAAGGAAAACCTTGGTCATCAATTATTTATAAAGATAGAAAATCATTTTATCTTGGATGTTATGTAAAAGAAGAAGAAGCCGGAATAGCATATAATAAAAAAGCAAAAGAACTTTATGGAGATTGTGCATATCAAAATAAAATATAATAATTAAAACAGATGAAGCTAACAAAACATAAAATAGAGACAAGAGAAGAAGAAAAGTGGTTTAGTGTTATAAAGCAGAAGGCCAAAGAAATAAAGTTTGGTTGCTTGGATTTTAGTTTAGTAATTAAGAATGGTCAGGTGGTTGCTTTGAGGGGAATAAAAGAGATTGAAACCTACAATATCTCCGGAAAGGAGTAATTGGACTTGACATCATTTTCTATATTGCTATAATTATATTAAGAAAATATAAATCCTTGAAGAACAAGGATAGCCAGTCCCTAAATGGGCTTGATTGGTTATCCTTGTTTTTTATTAAAAAATGGCAGAACAAAAATCATTTATAAAATCAATAGAAACTTTTTTAGGAAACTTTGCCAAGAAGAAAACTTGGTATGGTTTGTTTAATACTTCTACTTTCAATTACACTGATTACGAAAAAAGAGACGGACTATCTCTTTACAAGTTGTCAATGTATTTGAATAAAGCATTAGACAAGAGAGGAGAAAAGATTGGAGCAACAGAATGGATTGTAAGAAATACAGCCGGAGATGTTATTGAGTTTGGAAAAGGAAATGCAGATTGGATCTATAAACTTTTTGCTAAACCTAATTCTTTAATGACCGGTAAGCAATTCTTCTCAACATTACAGAAACAAAAAGATGCAAACGGAAAGGCCTATGTTTTAGTTATACCAAAAGTTGGAACTCCTGATTTAGATTTTGATAAGAAGCCAACAGAAAAAAAGAAAACAACAGAGATATCAGAGATGTATCTTTTAGATCCGAGAGGAATGATTGAAAAGTATGACGAGAACGGAACGAAAATAGTTTCTTACGAATATACTACAAAGAGAGGTACAATAACTTACAAGCCGGAGCAGATTATCAGAATGGCAAGAATAGATCCTGAAAATCCTACAAAGTGCGAGAGCTTGGTTGAGAGTGGAAAGAAAAACATTTCAGTTGGTATTCAGTTAGACGATTATCAATCTTCTGTTTTGAAGAATGGTGGATCTATAAGAGGAATAATGAAATATAAGAGTGAAGCATTAACAAGAGAACAGATTGAGGAGCAGAAAGACCTATACAAAGAACAGTACGGTGGAGCAGACAAGTCCGGTGTACCTTTGTTTATTGGAGGAGATGTTGATTACCAGAATGTAGGATTGAACCCTGAAGAAATGGGATACCTACAAAGCAAGAATGCTAACCTTAATGACATTTGTATTTTAACCGGAGTACCTAAATCTATTTTAGGAAACTTTGACGAGATTAAGTACGATAATGCTGATGCAAGTATTAAGATATTTTTGAAGGAGGTTATCACTCCTCAAGCAACAGAATTGCAAGATGCCTTTAATTGGACAATTATACCGGAAGATATGGACCTTGATTTTGTACCTTTTGTTGACGAGGAAAAAGAAGCGATACAAAAGACAATGGAAACAGCAAACAATTCTTATTGCTTAACTACAAATGAGAAAAGAAGAATGGTATCAAAGATTAGTGGACAGGATCTACCAGATGTTGAAGGTGGAGACGATATATTAGCTCCTTTCAGTTTATCTCCTATTTCTTCTATGAGCGAACCTGACGAAGAAACACCGGAAGAAGAACAGAAGGCAGTTAATAAATCATTTAAGCCATTGATTAAGGAAGAAATAAAAGTTAACTATGCCGAGACAATAAATAAGTATATAGATAAGAGAGCAATACAATTGCAAGAAGGAGTAGTGGTATTTGCCAAACATCAGGAAGATAGAATAATGAAACTTTTAGGATTGGCTACAAAAGGAAAGAGCAAAGTTAAGGTTGAATTAGACGGAGAGTTTGACGAAGAAGTAGGATTAGCGATTAAGTTTATTACTCCATACCTTGAGGAGTTTATCAGCGATGCCGGAAACGGAGCTTTAGACCTTTTAGGAATAGATAAACCTTTGGCCATGACAGAAAGAATGAAGAAGGTTATTGAGAAGAAAGCAAAGTTTTACGCAAAGACAACAACAAAGACAACTTTTAAGGAGTTAGAAGATACATTATCAATCGGAGCCGAAGCAAACGAAACAATCAATCAGCTAACAGACAGAGTTAAAGTAGTTTTCAACAAGTTATCAACAAGCAGAGCCGAGCTTATCGCAAGAACAGAAGCAACAACTGCTAATAATGACGGATTACTTGAGGCATACAGACAATCAGGAGTAGCCACTGGTAAAGAATGGATTGCAGTTATGGACGATAGGACCAGACCGGAGCATGCTATGCTTAATGGAGAAATAGTTGGATTAAATGAAAACTTTAGTAATGGAATACCATATCCTCAAGAATATAATTGCAGATGCGTAATCGGACCTGCGATTGAAGAATAATAAAAATAAAAACATGAAGAAAAAACTTTACGAAGTATTAAATGTTAAGGTTAAATCGGTTGATGAAGAAACATCAACATTAGAAGCTGTTTTCTCTACGGAAGATGAAGACAGGCACGGAGATATTGTCAGGCAGAATTGGGATCTAAAACAATTCAAGAAAAATCCGGTTATTCTAAATAGCCATAATTATTGGAGTGCTACTGATGTTATCGGTAAAGCCGAGAAGATTGGAATTAAGAACGGACAGCTTGAAGGTAAGATTAAGTTTGCTGTTGAGGAAAATCCTATTGCAAAAATTATCTTTGACCTTTATAAGAATGGTTTCCTAAATGCTTTTTCAGTAGGTTTTATTCCAAAGGAGTTTTCAGACAAAGGCGAGATATTAAAATCAGAATTGTTAGAAGTTTCAGCAGTTTCAGTTCCGGCCAATGCTTATGCCCTTGCCAAGAGTGCAGGTATAGACATAAAACCTCTTTTTAAGGGTATTACCGATGCTTTGGGAGAGGAAGAAGCTCCAGACGAGGAAATAGACGAGGAGGAGGAAGAAGAAGCTCCTGAAGAAGAAATAGAGGCAAAGAAGGAAGATGAGGAAATAGAAGAACCGGAAGAAGAAAAGCCGGAGGAGGAGGAAGAAACTCCTGAAGAAAAAGAGGAAGCAAAGAAAGATGCCGAAGAAGATATCAAGGAGGAAGAAAAGGAAGAAGAAGTAGAAACCTGTCCTTTAGAGGGTTGTGATGCTGAAAAGCAAGTCAAAGAAAAATTAGATACAATGTTAAAGTTAGTAAGAGACACTGGCGAGATATTAAAGGCCGAAACACTTCAAGAAGGAGTCCGAGCCGGTGTAAATAGATTGCTTAACAAAG